CGCCGCGCCCCGGTCGCCCGTAGCACTCGCCGGGGACTTCGGATCGACCGGCAGCGCACGCTTGAACGTGTATTCGATCGCGGCCTTGATGATGCCAGGAAGCCCAATTTCAGCCTTCAACTTGATGGTGCGGCTAGCAACCTTTGAGTCTTCATCGTGCCGGCTCAGGTCGCCACTCTGTTCCACCACCGCGAAGCGACTTGAGGCAGGCGGGTAGTAGCGGAACACGTCGAGAGGGTACTCACAGGCGTGAAATCCACCCTTGCAGGCCGCTACATCGCCTTCGTGGACGTGCTCCTTGCCGATCTCAAACTGATAGTCGCGGCAGCGGAGATCCTTATCGAAGCCCTTGTAGGAAGTGATGACTTCCTGGGTGGCTGTCTTCTTCTTGGCGGCCATGGTCAGAGCCCCCAACCGGCTTGCAGGCCGGTAACGTCGAGGTCGGACTTGATCGCGGTTTCGTAGTCCCGCGCCCGCTGGTCAGCGGCCATGCGCTGATCCTTACGGCGACTCTCAAACGCGTGGTGTTCGCAGTGGCGAACCTTCCGGCGGAAGCGTGCGAACAGCTGCCGCGGGGAGTGGATCAGGATCGTGCTCATCGTTCCCTCCAATGGCCCGGGTTAGGGGGCTTGGAGGGGATATTACCAAACGGTAATTTATTGTCAATACCAAACGGTAATTTTCTTGCGTAGCCCGATGGACGGTAGGTGCGGGGCGGGCACCTGTAGAAGGTTCGTGCCGCGAGTAGGTGGCAGCCACCTGATTCCGAGCCACCTGCCACTGGTGCTTAGGCCTGGTCGGTGGCTCTGATGGGCGGCTTTTGGCCAGGACAGGGGTGCTGGTAGCAGCGGCGAGAAGGAGGCGGGCCTATGTCGACACCTATCGATACCGACCAAACAGCAAAAGCCCCGCATTGCGGGGCTTTTTGTTGGACTACTTGGAGAACGAGACGGGTCGACCGTCTCTATCTTGTATTGCGCTTGGTTCACACGTTCTCGCGCCCCCGCCATTCGAATACACAGTAGTGCTTGCAACAGACCCTGGCGGGATGTCGTGAGGGCTGAAATAGCTGTTCGATGCCGATGCAATCGAGCCATCGCTGTTCTTGAACTCTACGAACAACTTCGTGAAAGAAATTGTCGTGGCCCCAGTGTTTCGGACGGTCATCTCGGCTTTGTCGCGCCCAGGTCGTGCGATGCATTCAAAGGATACGACCTGCACACTGAGGGGCAGTGTGGTTGCTGAAGACGCAGATGTATTTGCTTGTGCTGGGATGGGCATAGACCTATCAGCCTTGTTCATGGCGTCGCCCGCGCGATAGAGAACCAAGCTGCAGAAAGCCAAGAACAGGACCATCAGAACTAAAACGATCCAGCCGATAATCTTCCATGGATTCATTGCTATTCCCCTGGATTAGATGGCCTTTATTCCCAGTGCCTAGGCGACTTTGTCACAGCTGCGAGGCAGTTCAGTTGACCTCTTTGCATGTTTGCCCTTGGCACTGGATGATTAGGGACCGTCCTGTAGATGGGCAGCTCGCTCGGTACACGTTGCCGCTGACCACGGATACTCCGCCTGCGCTGCAGCCACGCTCAGCCGCGTACCGCAGTGCCGCATCGTAGGCGCCCCCTGTGGCCGGCGCTGGCGCGCCGGCAGCCTGGGGTGCTGTCGGTGCTGGTGCTACAAGCGGTGGCGAGGCCGGCACTCCGACTGGCGCCTGGGCGGCCGGAGCAGTTGCCGCGGTGGCATCGTCGTACACATAGATGGCCATGCCAGCGCCGGCCTTGCGGTAGTTCGCCGCACTTGAGCCAATGCCCCATGCGCTATTGCCGCTGGACCAAGCATTGCCAACCCCGATACTGCCGGCGTACTGGTCGCCGACGCCCTGAATCAGCACACCGTTCGCGCCGTACTTGGCCGCTTCGATCTTGAGCCTCTGGACCGCCTTGTTCGTCTTCTGCTGAGCTGTGATCGCCCAGGACACATCACTGTTTGACTCTAGGATCGCGACCTTCTCAAAGCGCGGCGGCGGGTCGACATAGAGCTTCACGAGGCCAGGATCGATCGGGGGTCTGGCCGTTCCGATCAGGACGCTGGACGATACGCAGCCACTGGCCGCCAGCACTACTACGGCTGCAAAAAGGTGTTTACGAAACATTGGCCCCCTCCATTCCATTGTTTATGCCAGGCCCATGGAGCGCGGCGGGTTTGCTTGGCGCGCATGATGTTCGTCGCGCTCTCAGAGCAATAACGTTACCTCCAGGACCAAGCGGCAACTCCGCTTGAACTGGAGGGGGCTTCCGGGCCGTCCGGATAGCCTCAATCTCTGCTGACAGCCTTTCTGCGAGTGCCCACAGCTTTCCGTCCGTCCACTTGTTCATCTTGCCCTCTGGCCCGAAGCCATTCGCTCATGCGTGTAGACGCATCCTCCAGATCGAAATCCGAAGGGCTTAGCGATACGACGTCGTATGCCATCAGCAACATGTCCGTGTTCTCGTCCGAAATCTCGAACTGGACACCCTGAATGCGTGACACGAACGACAGTACGCGCATCGCACGACGGAGGGTTACAGGGTCGGGTCGCTCCAGTTGCGACGAATCGTGAGACTCATCAGCTGAGCTGGATGATAGATAGCCAGGAGGCATGCCTGTGGCCTGTTCGAGCGCAGCTGCGCGCTTCTCTCCGAACGACTTGGTCTTGAGCAGCAGGGAAATCTCGCCCTGGTTCAAATTGTGCTTCTGCACAAAATCTGACTGCTTCCCGCCGTGATGCTTGTCAATCCAGGCCTGGAGCCTGGCTCTGCGGGTGGCTACCAGGGGGCTGTCGGACGTGCTCATAGCACGAGCATCGGTTACCGAGGGGTAATTTACCAAACGGTATTGACTTCGAATTACCATATGGTAATATTCAGCGCATGGACACTCTGCGCACGCACCTCTCGAACCTGAGCCCAGCTGAGCAGGCGGCCTACGCCAAGCGGGCTGGCACCTCCATTGGATACCTCCGCAAAGCCCTCAGCATCGGTCAGCGATTCGATGGTGCGCTCGCGCGTCGGCTGGACGAAGAAAGCGCCGGCCAAGTGCAGCGCAACGACCTCCGCCCCGACATCTTCGGCGAAACCACATCGGAGGGAGTCAACGGTGCTTAACCCCTCATGCCGGCCAGAAAAGCTTTCCGGTTCGCACCGATTGGTAGCTGCCATCAGGCAGTTCATTGACGCGTTCGCCATTTGCGTCGAACAGGGACGGCACATCTTCGTCCCAAGTAGTTCCGCTGAATGTGTCATGCCGTTTGTAAGGCGTGATTCTGACAACAACCGTGTTCCGACCGTCCTCGTCTGTGACGGGGATTTCCTCTCTTTTCGGCTGCATTGGAGCCTCCGATGAATGACGACTTGACCCCCGAGCAAGACCGCGAGTACGCCCTGGGCCGTATTCGGTCTTTCGCCATGATGAAAGGCCTTTCCGGCGATGACATCGTACTCATTTTCCACGCTGGAATGGGCGCCGCTCGGTACCTTCGCCCCGAAGTTCTCGGCAAGTCCGCAGAGGGTGAGGCGGGCTGATATGGACGCCTTGAAAAGCGCCGAGATCCTGGCTGCCTTCCGCGCTAGTGGCTCGTTCCACCGGTATGAGTCTGAGTGGGGAGCTTCTCCACTACCGGAATCAGCTCGTCGAGCAATGCTCGAAGCTCTTTCAAATCCTTTAGCGAAAACGCGATGGGTGTCGTTTCGCGAACAGGACCAGGACTTGGTCCTGAGTCCAGGCGTTGGAGGCGATACGTGAACGTCGCCACGCCCATCGGTGGAATTACGTCCACCGCCCAACTGGCGAGCATGTCGATCTCTTTCGGCACTGCGGTCGGTCTGGTCATGACGGTCTCCGATGTAGGTAAGGGTGGGTCGCGCCAAGAAGCCTACATCGAAGTACCTATTTCCAAAGGTATGTTTGCTCGCGTTTCGGTTGGCGATTTTGAGTTGGTAAGTCAGTACAGCTGGCACGCAGCGCGAAATCCTGCCGGCAATTGGTACGCCCGCGCCGTCAAGAAATCGGCGGGTAAGCGCGCGCAAATCTGGATGCACCGACTGATTTCCGGCGTTGCAGATTCGTCGATGGTCGTGGACCACATTGACCGTGATGGTTTGAACAACGTTCGGGAGAACCTGCGGGTTTGCACCAAACAGCAGAATGCAGCGCGGCGTGTCAGCTACAGGCGCCCGCAGGCTAGTCGCGGGGCAGTGCGCCAGGGCAACCGATGGGTTGCTCGCATCACTGTAAATGGCAAGAGCCATTACCTCGGCATGTTCGCTACAGCGGAACAGGCTGGCGACGCATATCACGCGGCTGCCAAGCGGTTCCTGGGCGATTTCGCCCCCGACCAATCTACGGGCGGCGTCTGAAATGACCGCTCCCAACGCCCACGCCCCCTTTGAAGTCCGCTCTCTGGAGCAGGGAGTGACGTGGACGGTGACAGGGATCAAGGCCAGCGACACGCCGTGTCGGATCTGGATCGAACTTGAGCACAGGGAGGACGACCAGGCTGCAGTTGCGGCGCTGCTCGACTCGCTCGGAATTCCTCGCAACAGCTGAACTCGCACGGGCTGGCTCCATTGGGGTCGGCCTTTATTTCGCCCGAAGGGCTTTGGCAAAGAAAGGCAAGAAATGGCAACCACTGGAAACCAAACGGATTTGAGGCTGGCATGGGGCGTCGCTAACAACGCGCCCAAGGACGCGCCAGTGCGTGTTGTTCGCAACATCGAATCGGAGTCTCAGGCGCTCAAGATCATGATCGAGGCAGGTCACCACAAGTTGGAGACCGTTGCAGAGGCGGTGAAGAAATCCGTCTCGTACGTCTCGCGCATGCAGAACGGCAAGCGCCCGATTCCTCACAAGCTGGTTGGGCCGCTCTGTGCCGCGACCGGCTCCAATCTCCTTCGTCAGTACCACGACCTTCAGCGAGCGCTTGAGGGTGCCTGCGAGGTCGCGCGGCTGGCGGCAATGCTTCGGGAGGCTGCGTGATTTCCGATCTTCTTTCATTGCTCTGTGCTGTCGCGGCGTTTGTCATAAGCGGAAGCTATCGCCGCGATGGCGCATTAAACAGGGCGAACTTCTTTCTCGCCCTATCCATCGCCAATTTCATTGCCTGGGCTGCGGTCGTCCTAAAGGCGGCGTTCGCAGCAGCTGTGCCATGACCCACCAAGACCGCATAGCCGAGCTACGTGCCGCGCTCTGTAGTCCTCCCATGACCGAGGCGGAGCGGATTGAGCAGCGTCGCCTTGTAGCAAAGCAAGCCGCCCGCGATGAGCAGCGGCGGAACCCTCAACCTCAGCTGGAGTTGCCGGCGTGAAACTTGAAATGCTTGAAGACCCGCTAATGCGGAATGTCTGGGTTGTATTCGTCCTGGCTTCGTTCCTGCTCATGCTCGCCATCTATCCGACCTTTAAGCGCAACTCGGAACTACGCGCCCAATGCGAGTCGGCTGGCGGCACCCAATCGATATCGAATGAAGGCCCGATTTGCGTGCGGCCCAATCAGACGAAGCAGTTGCCATGAGTAAGAAGCTTCTGCACCTCAACTACGTAACCCAGTCGGGCCGCTCGTTCTGGTTCGAGGTCTTGGAAGACCCGCGGTATCTCGCCGAATGGCAGGAAGCGGGTATTCCGATTGAGTCGATTGGTAACACCTATCCCGAAAACCTGCCTGCCTGGTTCCCAACGGCGTGGTGGCGTTACCTGCAAAACATCCTGAACTTCAAATTGCCTTGGAGTCGGTCATGACCCCGGATCTACAGAAGGCCCTAGAGGCCCGCAGGGAGGCGATTAAGCGCGATGACGAATGTTGGTTCGCTATGGAGGAAGACGTGGCGCGTTGGAGTGCAGACACGCTATTCCCGCAAGCAATCGATCGGTGGGTGCGCGAGATCGGCGAGCGGGCGAGGGGGTAGAGGCGCAATGCGAACGACGCTTAAACGGCTTCTGGTTTGGGCCTACTGCCGCGGCTGGGTCGCGGCCCGGGTAGTAGCGGTGTCGTTCCGAATGTTCGATTTGAGGGGGGCGTAATGCTCAAGGTGCAGGTCAAGAACTGGAAAACCTTCCAGCACTACAAAGACCGGTCTCCGCCCTGGATCAAGCTCCATCGCGCGCTCTTGGATGACTTCAGCTACAGCAGCTTGCCGCTTGCTAGCAAGGCGCTAGCGCCCTTGATTTGGTTGCTAGCAGCAGATTCCGAGGACGGCACTTTCAACGCCGAACCGGAGTGGTTGGCGTTCCGACTGCGCTGGTCAGAGAAGGATGTCAGGGCTGGTCTAAGTCCTTTATTTGAAAGGGGCCTGCTGCTCCCTGCTAGCGGATCGCTAGCGGAGTGCTTGCAGGTTGCTACACCAGAGACAGAGACAGAGACAGAGAGAGAAAAACCTCTTGCGCGGCAAGCCGCGCGGTTCGACGAGTTTTGGGCGGCATATCCGGTGAAGAAGGGCAGGGCTGACGCAGTGAAGAAGTGGAGGGCATGGAACTTGGACGTGATCGCTGACCAGATCATCGATGACGTGAAGGCCCGGAAGGCGAATGATCGCCAATGGCTGCGCGACGGCGGCGCCTTCATCCCGCATGGTTCGACCTACGTGAATAAGCGCGGCTGGGAGGATGCGATCGCCGCTTCGAACCTTCGCGCTGTCGGCAACGAGCCGTGGGCGGGCGCTCTGTGAAGGCTGCCGAGCTTGCATCGATGCTCGCCCGCGAGGCCGAGGGCGTCGCCCGGATGCTCCTGCCGAACGGGAAGCGTGAGGGCCAGGAGTGGCGCGCTGGCTCGCTTGATGGCGAGGCCGGCAAGTCCCTTGGCGTCCACCTGACGGGCCAGAAGGCTGGCGTGTTCTGTGACTTCGCTACGGGCGAAGGCGGCGACCTCCTGGACCTTTGGGCGTCGGTTCGCGGCGTTGGCATGGGCGAGGCGTGTCAGCAGGTTCGCGAATACCTGGGTGTCCGGGAGGCGCGCGTGGATAACCCGCGACCGACGTACAGCAAGCCGAGTCGTGATGGCATCAAGGGCCTTAACCCGTCACACGAGCTTTGGTTGACCGATGAGCGCGGCTTAGCGCCGGAGTCGATCAAGGCATACAGGCTGGCAAGTAAGGGCGCGGACGTGGTTTTCCCGTCGCTGGTTGCAGGTGAGCTTGTAGCTGCAAAGTACCGCCGCGTTCCGGACAAGACGTTCCGCGTGGATGCGAACTGCGAACCGGTGCTGTTCGGGTGGCAGGCGATTCCCGCGGCTGCGCGCTCGGTTCTGATCGTGGAGGGTGAGCTTGACGCGGTGGCCGCGCACACCCTCGCGCAGCCGGCCCTGTCGGTGCCGTTCGGCGGCGGGACAGGGGACAAGCAGGCGAAGTGGATAGCCACAGAGTTCGACCGTCTCGCGCCGTTCGACCGGATCTACCTGGCGCTTGACACGGACGGCCCAGGCCGTGAGGCGACTGCGGAGATCGTGAAGCGCCTGGGTCGCGAGCGTTGCTTTGTGATCGAGCTTCCGCACAAAGACATCAACGCTTGCCTGCTGGCTGGCATGAGCGCTGCTGAGTTGGCTGCACTGGTCAAGGCTGCAAAAACGGTTGATCCGGAAGCGCTGCGTAACGCTGGCGAGTACACCGCGGAAGTAGTCAAGGAGTTCTCATCCGCCACGATCGATCACGGCATCCTCATGCCATGGGACAAGCTAGTTGGCAAGTTAGTGCTACGGATGGGCGAGGTAGCTGTTTTGGCTGGCGTGAATGGTCACGGCAAGTCCGAGGTAGCAGGACATATCACCGTGAACGCACGGCGCTGCGGTTGGCGTACCTGCGTTGCCTCGATGGAGTTTCGCCCAGCCAAGTGGCTAAAACGCATGGTTCGGCAGGCCGTGGGTCGCGGCGATCCGTCACAAGCGTTCGTAGAGCACACGATGCACTGGCTTGGTGAGGCGCTCTGGGTGTTCGACACCACTGGCACCGCTAAAGCCGACCACATCCTCGAAACCTTCGGTTACGCGGCTAAGCGTTATGGGGTTGATCTGTTCGTCATCGATAACCTTGCCAAGTGCGGATTCGACGAAGACGACTACAACGGCCAGAAGGGTTTCGTTGATCGGCTGACTGACTTCGCCAAGTCCTACAACGTCGCAGTGATCCTAGTCGCTCACATGAAGAAGCAGGCCGACGAGAACCATGACGGCGGCAAGATGGGGATCAAGGGCAGTGGCGCCATAACGGACATGGTGGACACGGTTCTGTCCATCTGGCGGAACAAGCCGAAGGAAGAAAGGGTTCGCAAGCTGGAAAGCATAGGTGGACAGCCTGACGACGAACTGGCTGGCCAACCTGACGCGGTGCTGTCGTGCCACAAGCAGCGCAACGGAGAAGACGAGCCGAAGCTAGCCCTGTGGTTCGACCGCGATTCCCATCAGTACATTCCCTCGCCATCTGCAAGGCCGCTTGTGTATGCGCCGCCCATGCCGAGCCGGTCGCTATCTGATGGGGTCGCGATATGAATTCTCGCGAGGAGAACAGGGCGACGATGCCACTGGCGACGGAAATGATCGACATGATTAGAGCATCTTGCCCAGGTGCAAAAGTGCTTTGGGTTTCTGAGGGCGGCAAAGAGTTGGGAAGAAAGCCAGGGCTAGAGCCCGGCGCGTTTGAGATTGATGGAAAGACCTATTGCGACATGGCTGATGAGCGTGCTCGCCGAGTGGTGGGTGGCAAACGCAAATGAGCAACTTCCGCAGCCGCGAGCTACTGAACCTCGCCTATCACCTGCCGTGCATGTTGCAGCTCCCCGGGTGCGAGGGCGGTGATATGGGCGAGCCGGCGCATAGCAACCAGTCCCGGCATGGGAAGGGTGGGTCGATCAAGGCCGGAGATATGTGGTTTGTCGCGGCCTGTAGGTCTTGCCATGTGGCTATCGATCAAGGCAGCGAACTATCGCGTGAGGAACGCATAGAGGCCTGGGATAGAGCGTTCATTCGTTCGTATGAAGCGTTGTGGGAGCGCGGCCTGATAAGGGTTTCGAGATGAATCGTCAAAAACGAATCTATCAAAACAAGCCGACTGAAACCGATGTCGGACGTGAACTGAAGCAATGTCGGTGCGGACTCTGGTTCGATCTTCCGGCTTGCCATGCGCAAAGGCATAGGTCGTGCAGCGCTTCGTGTGCCGCTCATTGGCGGAAAGTTGATCGACAGTCTCGCGCTAAAAGATGTCTTGTTTGCGAGGCTGGCTTTATACCCCGCCGAAGCCAGTTGGCCAATGGTGGTGGGAAGTATTGCAGTAACAAGTGCGCGGTAAGGGTCGGCTACGCGGCGCTAACCACACCAGCGGCAATCGCCGCCAGGGCGGCCTCAAGGCGTGATGGTGAACAGATAGGCAGGACTGTCCGTGCGGTTGGCCCTGAGCACCCCCGGTGGAAGGGGGGATCCAAGGCTAGCGTTAAGCGTCGAATAGCCAGTGGTGCGCTAGCTGAGCAGGTTCGCGAGTACAGAAGGAGAAACCCAGAGAAGTTAAGGGAATGGACTCAGTCAAGAAAAAGAAGAAAGTTTGGTCGACTTCCGAGGGGAACGATCGCCATGAAGATGCGGGTTCAAAACGGCGCATGCGCTGCGTGCGGGGCCGACATTACGAGTGGATATCACGCAGATCACATCATGCCATTGGCTCTTGGCGGCCCGCATACACCAGAGAATATTCAGTTGCTATGCGCTCCCTGCAATCTCCGCAAGTCTGCTAAGCACCCGAATAGGTTTCGTCAAGAGATCGCGGAAGAACTAATCAAGGTGGCTGTGAAATGAGCAACGAGCATGAAACGCGTCGGTGCAATACGTGCTTGGAGATCAAGCCGATGATCCAGTTCAGCCCGAACAAGGGAAGCGTTGGCGGTCGCCTGCCTAAGTGCAAGGCGTGCCGCAGCAAGCAGAACAACACGGATCGGAAGGCTAAGGCGGTGCCGAAAGACAAGCCTACCTCGTGGGTACTGCCGGCAGACACCCGCAAGCCGAGTGAAAAAGCGCTGGACGTGGAACTTCGCATGTGGCCGGCCAACGAACCGGCTAACAACCTGTTTTGGAGGATTTCGGCATGACTAACGACCACAACCCGCCCGCATCGCGCGCGCGTGAGGAAGCGCTGGCAAGGGTCAAGGAGAGTTTGATTCTTAGCTACATTCGAGGGAGCGCACTGGACGAGCGCCGCGAGCGCATCGCAACGGCTGCGATGCAGGGGTTGATTGTCATCCGGAGCGGGGCCGCGTACCTGCCAGCCGGCGAGATCGTAGCGGACGCCTTGACCGTCACTGACGCCCTGATCGCCGAGCTGGACCGGAAGGGAGGGGAAGGATGAGCCATAACAAGTGGATGTGCGGCGACTGGCGTTGCGGGTGGGTGGGAAGTTCCGCCGATGCCTTAAAGGCGACAAATCCGTTCGACACCAGTGATGAAATCTGGGGCTGTCCCAAGTGCAAGACCGCTGGCGTCCTTGTTGCGGCGTGCGATGAGCCCGGTTGCAACAAGTGCGGCTCGTGCGGAACGCCAACGGACGACGGCTATCGCTTGACCTGCTTCATTCATCGTCCAGAGCTGGACCGGGAGAGGGGCGTATGAGCCAGAACCCGAAATCCGTAAAGGTCACTGTCACCGATCCAGAATCTGGCGAGGTATTGCAAGAGCGTGTCGTGTCCAACGATTACGTTCTGATCGTCGCGGGAAATCGCTATCTGAAAAGCCATCAGATCATGGGCTCGACGCACATGCTCGCAGTGGCGGTGGACCGGGAGCCGCAGCGATGACCGCGCCCAAGTTCACGCCAGGCCCTTGGATCTTTGATGACTACGACACGGTGCGAAATGCATCGGGAGAGTTCGTCATGTGGTTCGGAGGCGAGTGCGTTCCGGGTGGAATCGAAAAAGATGCTGACCGCCACCTAATCGCAGCGGCGCCGGAGTTGTACGGCCAGCATGAGAGTGATCTCGTGGACTTGGACCTTCTCAAGGGCGACATCGACAGGGGCTGCCATCCAGACATCCTGATCGTTCGCGTTAAAGACATGATCCGGCGGAAGAGTGAGGCCCTCGCCAAGGCCCGGGGAGAGCGGTCGTGACCGGCGCCTATTCTCGAAACAAGGGTAAGCGTGCGGAACTGGAGATGGTGCATCTCCTCACCGACTACCTGGGTAAAGAGTTCAATCGCAATTACAAGCAAATGGCCCAGCCGCAGCACGGCGACATTGAGCAGCTAGTCGGCCCGTACCTGATCGAGTGCAAGAACCAGGCGACGCTGGCGATCCCGCAGTGGTGGCGGCAGGCGTGCGATGCGGCAAAGGTCCGCGGTGCAGTTCCGTGTCTGGCCTACAAGTTGTTCCGGCGCGGCTGGAAGTTCGTGGTTCCGCTTCCCGAAGCAGTGACCGCCAACACCTCCTGGTCGTGGGACCTGCAATACACGATGGAGCTTCACCAGGAGGGTTTCTTTCTGATGCTTCGTGAGAGAGGAGTCTGACATGTCCAAGAGCAACCAAGCCATGGAGGCGTTAGTAGAAGCGATGCGCGTTGAGTTTGGCGCCCCCCGCGACTTTGATGTCGAGCTTGGGGTGCTTATTGGGCGCTATCGGGCTAGGCACCAGCGTACGGTTCAGGAGATGCAGGCCGCTGAGCTGCTTCCTTACGGAGCGGAGGTTGTCGCGATTCGCCAACACTGCCATCGAGCTACAGCGTACCGTCGCGCCAAGCGAGCAAAAGTTGTCGCACAAATTCCCACGGATGCGACAAAATCGTAGGAACCTGTCACCCCAGATACTCCACTTAGGTGATGCAGGTGAGTCAAACCCGCAAAGGCTCAGCCGCTGAGGCTCTGGCCAACACCGCGATTGGCTGGCTGGTGAATTTCTCAGCAAATTTGCTCGTGCTGCCGCTGTTCGGCTTCACGTCTATCACGCCGGCCAAGGCGTTCGGTATTGGCGTCGTCTTTACAGTCATCAGCCTCGTGCGCAGTTACATCCTGCGCAGGGTCTTTGATCGCGTGTCATGGGGGAACGAATCAGCATGAGCGCTGCTCTCCCTGATGACGCAGAAGCCCGCAACGCCATTCCCATGGCTGACGGTCTGATCGACTACTTCCCCAACGCTTTGGCTGAGGTGGCCAAGGTGTCCGCGGTTGGCAATCGCCAGCACAACGGCGACGCGCCGATGCATTGGGATCGATCGAAGTCCAAGGATCATCGAAACAAGATCGCTCGCCATTTGGTCGACACCGGCCTGAAGGACAGCAAGGGTATGCGCCACTCGGCCTATCTGGCATGGCGCGCACTCGCCAATCTTCAGGAGGAAATGGAGCGGGATGAGGGTTGTCCGCTGCCGCGTGGGGCAAAGAACGGTGCTGTGCTGGAAAAGCAACCATGAGCAGTGAAACAAAGAAATGCTCGGGATGTAGTGTCATTAAACCACGTGACGCGTTCTGTCGCGACAGGAGTAAACCAGACGGAGCGTGTAGCAGGTGCAGGGACTGTCAGCGCCTTTATTCAAGAGCAAGATTCTCGGTGCCTGAGAATCTTGAGGCGCGTCGAGAAAAATCGAGAGCCTTTCGGCGCGATCATCCAGAGAAGTTCAAGAGATCCGTTCGTAGTGCGACCCTCAAGAAGAAGTATGGAATATCGATTGATGATTTCGAGAAATTGCTTGAGGCGCAGGGGCGTATTTGCGCAATCTGTGGATCTGATCACCCAGGTACTACGTGGGGCCTGAATCTGCACGTTGATCACGAACATACAACAGGGCGGATTCGCGGACTTCTCTGCCAAGCCTGCAATACCTCCTTGGGAAAGATGCAGGAAAGCCCAGAATTGCTTCGAAAAGCAGCCTTATACATCGAGCGTGGGGGTGTGCTATCAAAATCCTAATGATCGACATCGAGACCGCACCGCACCTTGCGTCGGTCTGGGGTCTCTGGAACCAGAACATCGGATTGAATCAGCTGCTAGAGGCTGGATACACGCTCTGCTACGCGGCACAGTGGCACGGATCGCGAGAGATCATGTTCGACTCGGTCCACAAGTCCAGCGCCAAGGCGATGGTGAAGTCGGCGCATAAGCTGCTGGACGAAGCCGATGCAGTTTGTCACTGGAATGGGGAGAAGTTCGATATCCCCACGCTAAACAAAGAGTTCCTGCTCCATGGACTCAATCCGCCAGCTCCTTACAAGCAAATCGACTTACTCAAGACGGCACGCCGTAAGTTCCGGTTGGCCTCCAACAAGCTCGACTATGTGGCGCAAGCTCTCGGCCTGGGCAGCAAGACCCATCACAAGGGACACAAGCTCTGGCTTGACGTGATGAACGGCGATGAAGCCGCTTGGAAGGTCATGGAGCGGTACAACAAGCAGGACGTGCGGCTACTGTCTGCTGTCTACGACCGCCTGTTGCCTTGGGTGGTCAACCATCCGAATCACGCGTCCTTCGGGGATGGCGAGGAATGCCCCAAGTGTGGTGGGCACCACTACCAACGTCGTGGCCATGCGGTTACGACCACCCGCCGATACGCAAAACTACAGTGCCGTGACTGCGGAACCTGGTTCCGGTCGTCCAACTGCGAGCCTGGGCGGGCGCAGTATGTGGAAGCGGCTTGATGGGTAACGAGTCCTCAATCCAGATCGGCGGCGATTGGGACATCAAGTCCCAAGACCTGCGGCAGTACTACGCCGGGTTCACCCGCCGCGCCTTGCCGGATGGCGCGATTTGGCGTCTGTCTCTGGCGCAAAGCTGCCTGCCGGACGGGCACATCGGCTACAAGGTCTGGTTGACGATGGTGGCCGGCACCGATCGTTTCGTCCCCGAGATTCAGGAGTGGGCTATTGGCGTTGGCGAGACAATTGCCAGGATGAAGCCCCGCCTGCGTAAGAACGCTCGGGAGTACGTCCCGAGCTATCAAGATGTCTGGGGGAAGCAGGCGTCACTAGACGGTTGTGGCATGGCCATTCTGGGTCCGGATAGGGCACCGACCGTTTCGTCGCGCGCATCTGAGTTTGGGTGCGACTGGGATGCATACGACCGTGTCCGAGGATTCGTTGCAGGCGCGATGTTGCTTGCTCAGTGGCAATACGAAGATGCCCTTAGGTGGGCCCATAAGGTGGCGAGAGACGCATGAGCATTATTCAGAAATGGCTGGATTGGTGCCGAGATCGATCTTGGATTCACGGGTATCCAATTAGTCCCGCGCTATCCCGGCGCATCAATAGGTCTCTGGATTCCGGGAAGATCCCCGCCCGGGAAGGCCCTCACATCGTGCGATTGGACGGGGTTCGCCTCTGGGCGGCAAACTTCCCTTACTCGTATGGCGAAGCAATGGCCCGGGCTGGGGTGAGTGGGCTTGGTGTTATGCCAGACCGAAAGACTCAACTACGGCTTCGGGAAGCGGTGGAAGAGTCTGATTTCGGCGAATCGAGCGATGACTTCTAAAAGTGCCTGTATCGTGGTCAATGAGAGGGGCAAGTTTCCCTCGCCCGGATGCTCCCCGATGGTGGACGCCGGGTTCTTTTCTCAGAGGGTGAGATGACCGTAGTGGCGTTTAAAGACGGCGTTATGGCAGCAGACTCGCAGCTCACCGCGGGCACGCTCACGTCGTTAATCGAGAAGATCTGGCGTCTTCCGGATGGTGGCGTTGTGGCCGGTTCCGGTACATATGCCCAGGTGTACGCAGCAGCCAAATATTTGGCTGGCGGCGAGAGTGGCGCCCCGCCGGACAGCATTGACGAAGTTTCCTTGTTGATCGCCAGGCCAGATGGTTCGTTGTGGGCGGTTGATGGCAGGTTCCCTGCGTATCCGCTGCTGTCCAACTTCGCGGCAATCGGTTGCGGTGCAGATGCTGCCACCCAGGCTATGCGATCTGGTGCAACAGCATTCAAGGCAGTTGCGAGCGTAATCGGTCAGGATGCCGGTTGTAGTTGGCCGATCCAGACCATGGAGGTTGTGAGCTTCGATCTTCCTGGCGTTAAGTTCCATGCGGAACCAATAAGTGCCCCGCGCAAGCGCAAGTAACGCTGGGGCTGAGCTGCGGAGTGCGGTTCAAGACCTTTTGAACCTGTATGACGCAATGGGCGTAGCGGCCCTAGTAATCACAGTTGAGCACGGGACAGTGCTAGTGCACTGTCTGGACGAAGATGTGGTTCACCCGATCACCGCGGCAGTAGTGCGGAAGTACGAGGCGCCGGAGGGCGCTAGGTTGAACTAACTGGAGATGGCCATGAAAGACGTTTTTGACGGATTTATCGACGTAATCGGCGGCCTCATCGCGGTCGAGGAGTAACTGTTCCAACGATGCGGCGGCGTGGATGGACACGCCCGGATGATTGCCATGAACCCTTCTGGGGCGCCAACCGAAACGGGATTTCCCGTAACGGCCTAAACCGTGGCTCGCGACCGTGAAAATCGGCAGCTGGTATCAAGCCCGGCCCGCATCGACCAATTTGGCAGGACTGTCGACATACCTCGGCACCACCAACAGGCCGCCATGAAAGCCTGGTGACTCAACGGGTTACGGCCTGTTTTGGTGGCTCAACAGGCCGCCTCGGCACCACCGATCAACCCAGTTACTCGAGGAATTCGAGTAACTGATATCAAATCGAGTTCTCCGGAAATTCCGGATGACTGACCAAATTGGCGAATGCCCGGGCTGACGGGCACGAAAAAGCAGGCCGGATAGTTGCCGAGTGCCGCAAGGTACAGAGGGCGCTCCTCGGAAGGCCGGTAAGCCGGGGATCAGCGCCGGCCGCCAACTTATCAACCCCTGCCGAATCCCTGCCCACCTCATCCAGGGCCTGGTGAACGCAGGGGGTTTTCTTTGAGGCGCTACGCCTCGCACAGGGGAATACATGGCTTGGATTGACATCGCGCTACCGCGTAGCAAGCGGTACGAAGCGCTGCGCCTAGTCGCGTATCTGTGCCCTGCGGGCGTGTGGACAGTTGGCTATGGCGCGACGGGCGGCCGGATTGGCCCGGGAACGGTCTGGACCCAGGAACAGGCTGAGCGTGATCTACGCGATCGCTTCGAAGTCCTGGGCCGATTCGTAGACAGCATGGTCCACGTGGAACTGACGCCTGCTCAGAAGGCTGCATTGACCCTGCTGATCGACAACATCGGCAGGGCAGCATTCAACGGTTCGACGTTGCTCAAGAAGCTAAATGCCGGCGACTACAAGGGCGCGGCAGCTCAGTTTGAGCGTTGGAATAGAGGTGGTGGCAAGGTGCTGCCTGGTCTTGTGAGGCGCCGGGCCGAGGAACGTGCCCTTTTTGAGGGGCGGGCAAATGGCGGTTGATTGGCAAACGATCGGCACGGGCGTCGGCTTGGTGGTCAGCAACGCTATCACCTACTTCGTGAGCCGCGGCAGCCGAGAGGTTAAGGCCGCATCGGATGAGGCTGAGCGCGACGTGGTGCTGCTGCTTCGCCAGGAGGTCCAGAGGCTCTCAGAGCGCCTGACCGCGATGGAGGGGCGTGAAGGTCGCCTGATTCGCCATGTGTACCGCCTTGAAGGCCTGATGCGCGCCAAGGACATCGAGCCGCCCCCGTTCGACATTGATGGGAGTGGGCCGGCATGACCACCCTAAATTTCGGTTACCTGGTACTGGGCTTCGCCCTGTGCTGTTCGTTGGTTGGCTTCCTGACGCGGAAGCGTCCTGGGGAATGAGATGAAGATCCTCGCCGCGCTGCTGGTCTTTCTGGCCGGCTGCGGTGGTTGTGCGTCAGTCCCGCAAGAGTCTAGCCCTAGGGGCGCAACGCTGCGGTTGGAGTACACGGATGGCGGGATTTGTAGCGGGACGGCGGTAGGGCGACGGGTCATCCTGACCGCAACCCACTGCATGGAAGGCGGCGATCTATCGGTGGTGAATGGGCAGGTCGTCCAGGTCACAGACCGCGAGGACGACGGCAAGGACCACACGCTGCTGTGGGTGAGCATCGAGTTCAGCGAGGTGGCCACGATCGGCGGAACCCTCAAGGAGGGTGATGCGGTCGAGTACTGGGGCAATCCTGGTGGGCTGCCCATCCAGTACCGCCGCGGTGTCGTCTCGGGCGAGGCTAAGGGCGCCACCCTGATCGACGTAACGGGCTGGAAAGGCGACTCGGGTGCTGGCGTGTTCAAGAACGGCCAACTGGTCACCTCGATCACTGGCCTGTACGAGCGGAATTCGTTCGGGCTGATGGTGGTGTTTCCGTTGGAGTTCACGCCTCAGCAGTTGGAGAGAATCATTTGAGACTGGATGAGTATGTCAAGCCTGCGCTTCCAGCGAAGCCGCGGGCTAGGAAGGTCAGTGATGGCACATGGCGAGTTAAGGGCTGGGTAGGTGTCTCTGCCGGAAAGACGCTGGAAGACGCGATGCGCCACTATTTCGCGATGATCGAGATGTGTACTCGCACCCAGCGGGAGCAGTCAATTCCGAATGACTGTACCTACCCCATGCGCAGGTACTCCAGCCCTAAACCGTGGTGGGAGATACCAGGGTCGATTCGGATCTACAGCTGATGTGGCTGGCGCGCTATTGGAAGCCTCTAGCGGCGATTGCGCTGCTCGGGGCGGTCTACTACTGGGGCTGGGCCAATGGCCGCAATGGCGCCGAGCTGGACTGCCTTAGGGCGCGCAATGCCGATCAGGCTGCGAGCCAAGCCGCCGCAGCCGATCTGAACAAGCAGCTCAAAGAGGCGCTGAAGAACAAGTCAGCGCCGGCAATCAAAGAGGTCATCCGTGCGAACCCTAGCAACTGCGTTGTGCCTAAGCCTGTTGCTGATGGGCTGCGGCAGGCAATCCGTTCGGCCAACGCCGCCCAGTGAGGCGATGACGTTGTGCGCTGCGATCCCTGAGCCGATGACGGACAGTCAAGACGACTGGAATGCATGGGCCGCGGACATGGCTGACCTATACAGCGCTTGCGCGCTTCGACATGCGGGATTGGTGGGGTGGGTGAACCAGTGAATATCTTGGAGATCGCCACATGGTGATGTTTTCCCCTCGATTGCCACTGACGGGTCAACTTTCGGCGGACACTATTTCGCCTGCCGAGGAGATTGCACATCTAGCCAAGCGGGTCGCGCGAGAGAAATGTCTGGCAGTTCGTCTGGCACTACTTTCCGCCATTGATCAGCTCGTATCCAGTATTCGTGAACACGAGGGTTTAGATCGATGAGCGGGAAGGGAAGCCGGCCGCGGCCAAAGAGCGTCGAAAGCGATACGTACTCAAAGAACTGGGACGCGATCTTTGCTAAAGACACTAAAAATTACCCCGACAAGTCCGACACCGAATATGAAAGAAAGCAGGAGGTTGAAAGCCCTACTGTTCTCTTCCCAATTGAGATGCGGGACTAATGGCCTGCTCGGCATGTGCAAGACGCCGGGAGAAGCTGGCCAAGATGGTAAAGGTGGCCAGTGAACGACTCGCTCAACTCGTTGGAAGCGCTGATGACCAAGGCCGAGAGGCTGATCGAGTCGATCCAGGCGCAGACGGCGGCGATCAACAACCTGGCGGCGAGCAACGAGGCGATGGTGGACCTGTTGGCCCAGAAGGCTGACGACTCCGACGATGAGGAAGGGCTGGGATACGACCTCGCCGGCAATCGAATCCTGTGACGCTGAGGCAGAAGGTTTCGATCTGTGAGTAAGAGCCAATACGCTAACTGGTACGCGCATAGGGCTTGGCGGAAGAAGCGAGAGAGGCAGTTGGCTCAAGAGCCACTGTGCCGGTATTGCCAGCGTCTTGGGAGGATCACTCCCGCTGACGTTGTAGATCACGTCGAACCACACAGGGGTGATCGCATCAAGTTCTGGAGGGGCGCCCTACAGAGCCTGTGTCACCACTGCCACAGCAGCGTGAAGCAGCGTGAGGACAATGGGCTCAAGCCTAAGGGATGTGGCACTGACGGCTGGCCGCTAGGTTGAGAATGATTATTGACCCTGGGTTATCCACAGATTTATGAACGAAGTTAAGTTGTAGTTAAAATCAAGTTGTTAACCAATATTTAACATTTCGTTCAGGTGGGGGGGTATTAACATTTTATTAACACTTCTAAGTTAGCCGCCGCCCGGTCCTCTTTTCACGCATCCACAATTCGATAGACGAGTAATCAAGGACTTACAGATGGCACGGCCCAGGCTGCCTGCTGCGAAGGCGGAAGCGTCTGGCGCGGCGATCAAAAACGCGGGTCGGTTCGAGGGGCGGAAGGCTCCGAAGCGGACGCGACCTATCGGCGAACCCTACGCAAGCATGACCGAGGCGCAGAAAACGTGCTGGCGGGAACTGGCGGAGGACATGCCTTGGTTACACAGCGCGCACCGGACGTTACTGCGGCTTGCCTGCTACCACGCGGCCAGGTTGGATACGGATGAGGAGTTCGGGGTTTCGGCCACTCAGGCGCTGAGTTCGATCCTGTCGAAGCTTGGGGCGACACCGACCGATGAGACAAAGGTAATGCATGGCGACGACGGCGACGAAGACCCAGCCGACGCTTTCTTCGCTCGACCGCATTAACGAGTACGCCAGTGGCGTGCTGTCTGGAGAAATCGTAGCCGGTCCGCATGTCCGCAATGCCTGCAGGCGCCACTTTGACGATCTGGAACGAGGAGCGGATCGGGGGCTGTCGTTTGATATAGATGCTGCCGATCGGGTGTTCGGGTTCTTCGAGACGGTCCTGAAGCTGTCTGAGGGCCAGTTTGAGGGGATGCCCTTCAGGCTTCAGCCGGCTCAGGCGTTCATCGTAGGCAGCATCTTTGGCTGGATTCGGGCAGATGGCACGCGCCGGTTCCGCCGGGCCTATATCGAGCAGGGAAAGGGTAACGGGAAGGCGTTGGCGCTGGATACGCCGATTCCTACGCCGACCGGATGGACGACTATGGGCGTGCTGCGAGATGGCGATGAGGTTATCGGAGCAGACGGGAGGCCTTGTCGGGTCGTTCGTGCGCACCCGGTCAGCGATGATCGTGAGTGCTATCGGCTGACGTTTGATGATGGCAGTCAGGTCGTGGCTAGTTCGGAGCACCTCTGGCGGACTGAGAAGCGCGTGGCGACGGCCTCCGGTGAGAGCCGAGCGACTAAGGGCGTCCCGAAATCGAAATGGGGTGGATGGCGCAATGGAATCCGGACCACCAAAGATATTGCAGAAACGCTGCGGTACGCGAACGGAAAGCATCAGTCGGCGAATCACAGTATCAAGTTGTGCGGCCCGATCGACCTGCCCGACGCGGACCTTCCTATCGAGCCTTATTGCTTAGGAGTTTGGCTAGGCGACGGCGATAGCGATTGCGCGCGCATCACCATCGGTGACGAGGATTCTCAGGCGACGGTCGAGGCGCTTACTGCGGCCGGATGGACAGTCGCTGAGCGCAAAGGCGGGAAGCGGTATCGAGTGGAAGGCCTCCAGGTGAAGCTGCGCGAGGCAGGTTTGCTTGGAAATAAGCATGTCCCCGCGGAGTATATGAGAGCGTCGGCCGCGCAACGGCTGTCGCTGCTGCAAGGACTGATGGACACGGATGGCTCCATCTCAAAATCGGGTCAGTGTGAGTTCACTCAAGTTCGTCACGGGCTGGCCGCACAGGTTCTTGAGTTGGCTGTCTCGCTCGGCATGAAGGCGACGATGGCGGAATGCGTAGCTAAACTTGATGGTCGAGTAATTGGTCCAAAGTACAGGGTGACGTTCCATCCGCGCGAGGAACAGCCATGCTTCCGGATTCCAAGGAAGCTGGATAGGCAAGCCACGCGCCATTCGAGAAGGAGGCTTTCGGCAGACCGGAGGATTGTCGAGTGTGA